TGTGAAGTCATCATACTCTCCCTGCATAAAGTCAAGCAGGCTCCACCCATAGCTTGCATCCCCTTCCTCATCCTCATAGAAGAGCTCACCCTCTTCTGTCATTGCCTCATTCTTAATATCCTGAAGCCAACATTCATCATCCGATACAAGGGCTGTGTCCCCGTTCCCGTCTGATACAGGCTGACCATCTTCATCAAGCATGATGTCTACATCATTTGCACCTGTTATCTGCATCAGAAGCACCTCCCTATGATATAAGGCTTGCACTCACCATACATGAGCACGATTGCCACAATCTCATTCTTCAGGACAGGTATGTCAGTTTTCACCTTCGGTACCTCCGGGAAGCGGATGTCAGGCTGCTTGTTTTTGTCAAGTATTTTGAGAGTTGCTTCATACAGCTCTCCGTTCTGTCTCACAGATACCACCTTTGCATATAAGCCGGGCGGATACTGCATGTGTGGATAGTTCTCTTTTATCTGATTTTGAAGCTCCTGCTCCACAAACATCTTCATCATGTCAGACATCCTTCTCACCTCCTGCAAAATAGATATACATGTGTACCGCTCCGGTATCATCACTTCTCACTATTGTCTTCTCTACTGTTACAATTCCGCTGTATTTGCTGTGCTGCACCTCAACTTCTTGGCTGTGGTGTATCCAAGGGATGGCTATTGTCTCCGCCTCCCAAAGGTCTCCGTACTTATTCAGGGACAGGATGGTCTCTCCCTCCTCAAGTACATATATCTCTTTCTGTTCTTCCTTGGTTCCCCAATAGAATACCTTTTTCTGAAAGAAGAACGGGTTCTTGATGCCCCATGAGCTGTTGACCTCTGCTATGGTATTGATACCGCTCTTTCTGTCAATGACAAAAAGGTCTTTCTTCCCATAATGTTCATCAGACAGCACATAGTCCTCAATCCCTGCACATGCCAATACATACCGGATGACATCCTGCGGCTCACAGTCTACAAAGGATGCCTTGATGGTCACTCTGTCAAGCTTCATCATGTCATCTTTTATCATTATTTCCTTCCAGTAGTCCGTGTCACCGCATCTGACATATCCATCAATCAGGCTGTCAAAGTCATCCTCATATCCAAGCTCAACGCTTGCTTCATCCATATCTTTGAACTTCAGGACTCCCTGAAGCTGTGGTGATAATTCCACCCGGCACCAGTCCATGTGAGACTCTTTGCTTGAGAAACACTCAACCTCTATACCATCCGTCACCTCATAGTCTCCTACTGTCACCCGGAACTCCGGGGATATTAGCTTCTTGTATCCCAAGCTTCTCACCTCCTGCTATTTCACAGCCGCCCTTGCTGCCTTCTTACCTCTGCTTGTGTTCCGGCTGTCCTTTGCCGGGCTTTTGCTTTTTGATTTCTTACTCTTTGACTTCTTTGTGCTCTTTTTAGTAGTCTTTTTCTTTGTGGTCTTCTTTTTCACCTTTATCCCGGCTATATCAGGAGCCCACAGTTCCAATGAAGCTATCCGTTTGCTCTCTGATATAACCTTCTTAGAGGTGAGGTTCTTGAAGTATACCTTTGTGATACCACGGACTGCACAGTCTTCATTGACTATTGGAAGAAGCTTCGGCTTGTCCTGACCATAAGGCTTGAAAAGCCGCTGCATCTCCGTGAGCTGTTCCAATGTGGTAGCAGTCTTTGTGTCCTCAAGCAGTATGTCTATCATCACCTTGGCATTTTCATAGCCTACAGGCTGTGACTTCTTGTATCTGCCCTTCTCATCCTGTGCCACATACACGCTTCCGGCTTCCTGAACCTCCACGCTTGTGACCTGACCTTCAAGATATATACCTCCAAGCTTCACTACCTTTTCCTGCACATACAGCATACCGCCTCACCTCCTATGTTGTTGCCGGAGTAGGGCTGTCTGTCCGGTTCTGTGCATCCTTCAGCTCATCTATCAGCTTGTAGAGCAGAGGTAAGTCCTTAATCTTGCTTATATCTACAGTGAAGCTAATCTGATGGATGGTGGTGCCGCCTTCTTTGCCCCATCTCTCTGATGTGTATGTCTCTTTTGTGGTTGTTGTCTTGCTTTCCTTTTCCTTTCGTACTGATGCAGCCTTTGAGGTCAAAGCACTTGTGATGTTTGCCCCGGTCTGCTGTACTGTATCACCGCTTTCTTCGTTCTCTCCTTTGACTACGCCTTTGACAATCTCTGTCATCTGCTTCCACAGTTCGGATAATGGAAGCACCGCTTCAGCTCCGGCTTCTCCTCCTCCCAAGAGGTTCCCTCCCATTGCTCCAAAGATGGTTGCTCCGTTCAGGATACCGCCTTCCTTGTACCATTGGATGGAGAAGGATGGCAATGAACCTTTTCCGCCGATACCATAAGGTGCCTGTCCACCATTTACACTAATATGTGGCAGCTTCAAGTCCGGAAGCTTCCATGAGAAATTGAAAACTCCTTTGATTTTCTCAATCGTACTGGACACTACAGACCTTGCCGCTTCAAGTTTTGATGAGAAGGCTGACTTGATACTGTCAAGAACTGAAGAGACCGTATCCTTTGCCGCCTGTATCTTATTGCTTATAGTAGAGCGTATACTCTCAAGCTTCCCACCTGTCAGATTGTTTATCACGGAGTATGCTGTACTGAAGGTACCCTGTACTCCTGTCATTGTTGCTGCTACAATTCCCTTTATGCCTCCGCCGCTTGACTGATATGCAGCCTGCATATTGGAGAGCTGTGTGCTTGCATAGTTCTTAGCTGCTAACATTCCGGATGATACTGCATTTGCCACACCGGACATCTTCTCACTGAATTGGTTCTTGATGTTTGTGAGCTTTCCGCCCGTCAGGTTGTCAATGAATGTGAAGCCTGCTGTGTAGTATCCCTTCACGCCTTCTACAGCCGCCGCTGCTACGCCCTTGATGCCGCCGCCATGTTCTTCATAGGCTGCCTTCATATTGCCAAGCTTTTCCTTCACGGTGTCGGATGCAGCTCCTAAGATATTTCCAAAGAAGCCCTTCACCGCTTCAAGCCCGTTTTTGATGGTGTCCTTCATCTTCGTTATGGTCTCGGTTGCATCTATGCCGATTGCCGACAATGCACCACCAACCACATCCAAAAATCCGGATGCAAACCCACCAAGGAATGAGAGGATGGCAACAAAGCAGTTGAAAAAGAAGTCCTTCAGGTCTCCGACTGCTGCGGATGCAAAGTCAAGAGCTCCCGAAAAATCGCCCTTGAATAGTGAGACAATCATGTTCACCACATTGGTAACAAAGCTCACCAAACTTGAGAGGGCATTGGTCAACGGGGTCAGTGCGGATATAATTCCCTGAATACAACCAACGAAATGACCAAGTGCTACCGTCAGGACTGCACCTAAGACAGCACCTAGTACCTCAAGGATTGGCTGCACCGCCTGATACAGTTCCATGAACTTCTGACCTAGATTTTGTAGGGCAGGCTTCAATGTCTGCCATGCCTGCATGAAGGATGATTTCACCTGTTCAAATAGTCCAATCCAAAAGCCACGGAAGGCTTCTGACTTATTCCATAGGACTACAAAGGCGGCTACTAGAGCCACTATTCCGGCTATCACCCACGTTATAGGGGAAGCAAGGAAGGCTGTATTCATTCCCAAGGTTGCGGTCTTCACAAGTCCTATAGCGTTCTTTGCTGACAGGAAAAGCTTTCCAAGGCTTCCTATCACACCCATCACGCTTCCTGCTATCACAAGGAATACTCCAAGCTTCAGGGCTATGTTCATAATGCTCTGAACCGTTTCCTGATTGTTTCTTATCCACTTGGAACCCTTCTGTATCAGTCCGCTCACTTTGTCCATGGTATTGTTGACTGCCGGAAGTAGTCCATTTCCAAGTTCCTCCACATTGTTGTGTATCTGTTGCTTCAGCACTTGGAACTTCTGCTCCGGTGTGTTGTTGATGGCTTCCGCCATCTCCTCCGTCACAGATATTCCGTTTTTCATGCTTCCCTGCAAGTCCTGTATTCCACTGTCAAGGGTCTCAACATTGTTGTATAAAAGGTCTATAAGGGCAACCGCCTCATCCGTTCCAAAGGCTTCCTTCAGTTCCCTCTTCTCTACTGCATCAATGGTCTCCCCATATTTACTCTTCAGCTCTGTCAGGATGTCCGGCATTGATAGTAGCTGATTGTTGGTATCAAGGAAGGTCAGTCCCAACTTCTCTCCGGCACTGGATGCCTGATTGAGGAAGGACTTATACTTTGTTGCTGCTTCAGAACCGGACATTGTAGTCTGAAGCTGTCCCATTATGGCAAGCTGTTCTTCAAGTGGGACATTGGCATTTGTAGCTGTGGCTCCTAGTGCTGATATCGCACTTGCCATCTCGGAGCCGGATGTCTTGTAGTTCTTAACTGCTGTTGCAATTCCGGCGGAGAACATCTCACCAAACTCAAGGTCAGACATATCATCATAAAAACCTTTATAGATACCGTAACCTGTGGCAAATAGTGAGCCCATCTCTTCCGTTGTTGATTTTGTGGCTTTACCCGTCAGGGCTGCCAGTTGTGTGAACTGTGCCACGCTTTCATCCGTCAAGGATGCTATACCTGATTTAATATCATAGGATGCCGTTATGAAGTCCGCTTTGCTTGTTCCTGCCCATGTGTTGGAGAAGCTCTTTGCCGCATCCTCCACCGCCTTCAGGTCTTTCACTCCCAAAGAGGAAAGCTCTCCAAGTGCGTTCTGTGTATCAAAGGTGGCTGTGACTGTTTTCATGGCAAGCCCGGTGATGGTTCCACCTATTCCTGCCATTGCTACCCCTGCCTTCTGCATGGTTCCAAAGGCAGAATTGAGCTTGTCTACACTACCGGATACGCTGCTCTGCACACTGTTCATCTGACCGGAAAGATTATCCACCAAGTTCAGGATGACAGACAATTTGTATACTGACTCCATACCCATGCAACCACCTCCCTGTTGCTTTTTACTTAAAATGTGATATACTATTCCTTACAAGACCATAGAGGTGTATCAAGTCCCACAGTTTCCGGCTGTGGGGCTTTTTTATTCGTCATTACTAAAATTGTCTGCTATTCCTTTTGCTACGCCTGTCTCAATATCTTCAATTCTCATCTCTCTTGCACAGTCCGCTTGACCATACAGCTCAAAGAACTCTTCAAAGGTCAGGTCTTCAAAGCTTTCTGGAAGCAGTTCCTTGGGAAGATAGGTATATATGACCATCTTCCCATAGCTCACAAAGCTGCTCTTGAACCGCTCCTTGGCATCCTCTACAGCTTTTTTACTGATGTAGTGTCTGCCAGTCCAAGCATACGGAGAAGCTTATCTGCAAGGCTGATAGTGATTGCCGGATACTCCTCCACTGTTTCCTTGAGCATGTCTCTCTGCTCATCAATGATGTTGTCAAAAGCAAAGCTCTTAGATGCCTTTGTCACAGAGTTGGACATGGTCTTCACATATCTGTCATAGGATGCTGCCTTCGGCTTCTTGAAGAGGAATGTGAACTCATCCTCTGTCTCATCATCCACCTGTACCGTTGTTACTACCGTGTAGACCTTCTCATCTGAAGCTGCATATTTCTTCTTCAGGCTCTCCACATCTGTCTTCTTCTCTGCATCAGCAGCCTTTCCTGCATTGAGGAGCTGCTCTTCTCTTGTATCATTCATGGTTTATACCTCCGTTTTTGTCATTTATTTTGTTATTAGTTACGCATCAAGACCATTGATTTTGATACCGCCCATTGCCATACCATCAAGGTCTACCTTCATGGACTTGTCTCCCTGTGCCGCCTTGAAGCTACGCTTTGACAGCACAACATTGGTCAGGACATCCGTACAGGTTGCAGCTCCTTCGTCTGCATAGTTCACTACAATCTTCGGGATAACATACTTGTAGAAGTTCTTGTATCCCTTTGACTGGATGACCCTGCACATCTCATTGAAGTCCTCACGGAGCAGGGAAATCTTGACGGAGTTCTTCTGATTTCCGGTACCATAACCTCTAATCTTTCCGCCCTTGCCATAGATAGGCTCTTTTTCCTCCTCATCATCATAGGAGATTTCCATGGGTTCCATGTTCTCCATGCCGGAAGCTGTGATTGTCACACTTGACCAGTCATAGGCTTTTCCGTTGATTAACTGCTTGTTTGCCATCTGCCTCTACCTCCTTCCTAAGATGCTGAATAAGGGTTCTCTACTGCAAATGTGAGGTTCATCTCCCTCACATGACCCATAGGTACATAAGTGATATTGATGTCAAGCTTCTCATCCACAAGGATGTTGAGGTTCTCCGTGTCAATGGTCACGCTTCCGGAGCTTATGATTTTATCACGGACAGCATCTTCCACAGGTGTATTGAGCTGCTCCTGAATATTGGTGATGCTTGTCTCAATATCTTCC